TAGCACTATCATTTCCTCTTACAGGAATATAAAAATCTTCTAACATGTTTTGCATGTTATATTTTAAATTATATTCACCTGTTTTTTCATCCATATAAGGAGTACGTTTCATGTTTGAAATAGTTTTTTGCATAAATGCTTCTACTTCATTAGGAGGTATAGCTCCAACATTAACATAAAATATTCTTTTTTCTGGGGCACGAGCAATTCTATGAATTAACATTGCATCCTCCATTAATGTATATTGTTTAAATAACTTTCTAGCTGGTTCAATATAAGCTCTACCATAAGGAAGATAATTTACATCTGATACCATTCTAAAATGAGCCATTTCATAATTATCATAAGTTACACCTGAATTATCTCCTTCTACTTGATTAGGTAAATTATAATAACCATAAGAACTACCAGCAAATCCTTCAGGGTTCCATCTATATTTTATTTCCGATGGATTATCTGGGTTTTGTCCTTCTATTCTTTCAATATGGTAAGCTGTATAGGGTATTACGTTATAAACACCGAATTTTTCTGCTATTTCTAATTTAAGGAAAAAATCACCATACTTATTCATTTGTCTAATCCACATCCATAGATTAAATTCAATATTAAGTACATCATAAAATAAATTATATAGAATTTTTTGAATATCCTCATTAGAACTTCTAATTTGAAGCACTTCCCCCATATCGTTTTTTAATGTAGCTTCATCAGATAAAATGTCTAATGCTGATGCTATGATTGCATCTTGATCCATTACATCATATTCAGAATATAACTGCGTTCTTAACCATTGGTAGTTAAGATTAAATTGAGCACCATATAATGATGAAGGTTGTGTAGTATAAATTCTATTGAATCTATCTACTAATGCGTTTGTTTCATATTGACCACTACTTTGAATATGATCAGTATCAATTGTTTTTATTTGATTACCTCCCACATTCCTGATAACTACATCAGTTGAAAATAATCTTCTTAATCTTGAAAATACACTTGTATCTGCCATTTAATATATAATTATTGTTATAAATATTACCTTATTAACCAACTAATATCCTCTCCACCCTTATCTGTTTTAATTTGATAAGGATTATCAGGACCTTTAGCAAACCCATATCCACCTTGATATTGAGTTCGGTTAACACCCATATTATTTAAAGTTTGTTTTGTTATATCTATACCTCTTTGTCTAAATTTTAAAGCTGTATCTCTAATATACATAGCAATACCAAAAGACATAACCAAATCATCATTATAACCTGATTGAGCTTCTGGTCTACCATTTCTCCAAATAAAAGTTTTCATTTCTTCTATTAGTCTTTTAGATTGAAATGTAACACCTTTATCACTTAAATATTCTTGAAATTTTCCAATTACCATAGGTCTTGTTCTAGAAGACATAGTAAACCCAGGAACCATTTTTGAATGGTCCTGGTATTTATCAAAATATGAATTAACGTTTGGTTGGTCCGATTTAGGTGAGTAGTATAAATTTTGATAATTTCTATCAATTGCTACTTGAATCGTGGCCCAACCTACATTAGCATTTTCAATAATTAACATTGCTTCATTATATTCTGAAGCTATACCAACTAATAAATGCCCATAATCTTTAGTATTGATTTGTCCCTTATATTCAGCCACTTGAACATTACTTTCTACATCAATTACATGAAAAGCAGAATAATCTTTTCCATCTCCTCTAGATACATCAGCAACTACAATATAATCCCTTGTATAATCTGGGGTTTCCCAAACCCATAAATTTTGATCAGTTCCTCTCCTTTCCATAGGATCTTTTATGTAAGATTTTTCATAAAATTCAATATATTCAGGATAAAAAACAATATCACCCGAAGTACTAAAATCGCAATCACATTCTTGAGCCGCCATTCTAGGATCACCTAATAATTCATCTTGTCTTTTTCTCCAAGCTTCATCTCTCTCTGGGTGAACATACCAAGGTAATTTTATAGGTAAAAAATCATTTTCTGCTGATTCAGCTCTTGTCCAAGTTTGATGAAACCAATTACCTGTTCCATATGGAGTAGATAGGGCAATGCAACCACCACCAGTAGCTAATGTTTGTTGAGCTGAGGCCCAAATTTCAGAAATATTATCAATAAAAGCTGCCTCATCAATAATTAGAAGAGAAACGGCTTCAGATCTACCTGCATCACTGCTTGCTGATGTTGCTTTAATTTGTGAGCCATTTACTAATCTTAAATTAAGTTTATTATTTTCAGCAGCATCTACTTTTAACCAAGAAGGTAAATTATCATACATAAATTTAACCTTAGTTACCATATTTTTAGCAGTTTCTTGTTTAGTAGCTATACAAAGAATGTTTTTATCTTTAGCAAATAACATCATCCATAATGAATAACCAGCAGATAAAGTAGATAAACCTAACTGCCTGGATTTTAAAACAATAGAATAAGGATTATCTCTAAACAAAGTTAAAACTTTTTCCTGAAATGGATATAAATTAAATTGAATTCTTCCTCTTTGGGGGTGTTGGATATAACAGTATTTTTTCATAAAATGTACTGGGTCCTTAGCACATTTTATATATTCAGATCTTATTACTTTTTTTAAATCAGACATACTATTTAGCTATTACTAAAATTCCAACTGCCACACCTATACCCGCTAACCCTACTAATTTAGTTTTTAGCTTTTGTTTTTGTAAATCCTTTTTTAATTTTTTAGATAATTCTTCAGATAAACTTAATTGATCATTTTTAGTTAAAATCATAGAATTAAAATTAGTAATTTGATCATTAAGATTAGAAATTACACTATCTTTTAATACTACTTTTTGTTCTAATAATTGAAATTTTTTTACTGATAATACTAATTCGTCCTTAGCTTCATCACCAGTAAGTAAATCTTTAATTACCAGTTTCGCCACCGGTTTTTCCAATCGAATCGATAATGTGTCTATATCGTTCTGAGAAAAACTGATAAAGCTCGTCATCATTAAACTTATCAACAGCCCTAACTTTTTCATTAGTTTTTATTCTTAAATTATTAATTAAATTATCTTGATTATCAATTTCTTTATCTAGGGATAGAATTTGAGTATTTAGAGTGTCTATTTTATATGTTAAATCATCGTTTATATTATGTAAAGAATCAATTTTTGAATTTAAAGCTTCAATTTGTGCTTGATACTTTTCAACATATTGGTCTCCTTTATCCCTAAAAAGAAGCCAGAGAATAATTAACAATAAAATTAAAACCTTTGCGGAATTAATGAATTTTTCACTAAACAACATTTTTTTCTAATTTAGCAACTAGTGACTTCAGCTCATTTTTTTCTGATGTCTTCTTTTTTAAAATATTTTTTATTTTATTTTTTTCATCTTCATCAGCAGCGCCATATTTTCTAGCTAAAGATTTCATTTCTGTTTCTAAATCTTTTAAACCTTTAACTGCCAAATCTAATTTTTTAAATTTACCCCTAGCTTTCATAGCGGCTTTAACAGCATCTTTATCATCATCCTCTTCTTCACCTAATTGTTTCTGAAGTTTTGCTGTTTTTTCTAATTCTTTATTTAGTTCTTTTTGATTAGCAACTTCCTCCTCTGTTGCCTCACCAAGAATATCGATAATATTTTCCTTAATAAATGATTTTAACTCTGATTGTTTCATTGCTATATATTTTGTTATAAATATATTAAGAATTTATAACATTAAATATTTGCTCAATACGCTCCTCTGTAGATCCCTTAATTGTAGTAACATTATTCATCATATGGCCATATTTTCTAATTAATGATGTAATAGAAAAATCAATTACATCTCTATAATATTCATCTGTTTCACGAACTCCATTATCTTCAATAGGCATCCCATCAGGAGAAATATAAAAAATATAATCATATTCACGTAAAAATTCTTTTGCATAATCTTCAAATATTTCCTTATCTTGTCTAGCAATTGATTTAGCATTTAGAGTAAATGCCATAACATCAATAATAGTTCTATCTGTAATAACATTATCTCTCATTAATTCAGCACAACGTTCAGCTAAAAATATAGTTTGACCTTTTAATGTAGAATCAGTATTTAATGGAATACCTAAATCACTTAAATATTTACTACGTTCTGTTGCAAAATGATAAAAAGAAAATACTTCTTTCTCTTTTAATGCTTTTACTAGTGTAGTTTTGCCTACACTCATTGTACCACATAAACCTATTTTCATATTAAT